TTGGTTGTTTTCACGCCGATAATATCTGATTTGATCATATAACTTTGTCCAACCCATCCTCAGGGCAATGGTTTCGATCACCGCAAGCTTTTCAGCTTTGTTGTGATCATTGGTCCTATTCATGAGCTCATTTGCGTAGGCCTCAATCACTCCCTTTGCTGATTTCCTACCTTTTTCAACGCGATGCATTTGAGTCGTCCTTGAAAAGATATTCAAAATCATCATCACGATGAGGATTTCCAGCCTTCAAAAATCCCAAAAAGAAAATAACAATGCCTAGCCAAGAAAAAAAAATAATCAAAAAAATCATAACTCAACCCCCACACTTTGGAGGAATGCCTTGAGCTCAAGTCTTACTTTGAATAATTCAGACATATTCTTAACAGGAGGGGACTTTTTGAGCTCCTGATCAATCGATGCGATAGCTTTTCGCATCTGATCCTCACTCAATTGCTTGATCATTTTTCCTTTGATGTCTGGCACCCCTGGTATTTCACAAGGGATGATTTCATCGTCTGGACTTTTCTTTGGTTGATCATCGGCCCCAGGAGCATGGTTTTTGATCTTTTTTGGCTCCTCAAGGGGGAACTCTGACGAATGCTCATGAATGTCGTCTGGGGGGAAATCTTGGATGTCCACGTCGATCATATCCTCAGGCATTTTGTCAGGAGGAGGGGGAGTCCGGCCGCTTAACACGGCCTTAACTTGAGCATATATGAAAGCAATTTGCTTGATGTTGGCTGGCTTTGGATCTTTTGCCATTTCAGACTTGAGCCATTGGCTGGCTTTTTCAAGCGTTTCAGTATCCAAATCACCGATTTTTTTCCCTTTGGCTGACCCAAAAGGCATGATCACTTCATTAGGACTTAGAGGTTTTGACTCTTGTTTTGGTTGAGGGTTTTCTCTTGGTTGTTGTTTTTCACCTTTGCCAGCTTTTTCCCCTCCATGAGCCTGATCAAAAGGACGATCCTCCTCCCCATCACGAGACTCAAGCAAATGGACTTTCAAAAGGACAATTTTGAGAGCTAATGAATAGGCTTTTGCGAATGATTTGTCAGAGGTATCAAGAGCAAATGCGGCCCCTTTTGAAACGATGAAATCCTCTGGGTTGTCGGCATTGATCCATTTGACTATGATCTTAATATCAGTCCGATACCAAGTGACTGTTTTGCCCCATTGATTTGTTTTTTCAAAGTCTGAGAGAGTGAATTCCTCAACATCTGGGAGCATAACAATCCCAGCCTCAGCCAGTGGCAAATGTAGAGCCGCCGCAACATCATCATGAGTGACGGCCTTGTAGCCTCGATCATTCTCACTCATTTTGACAAGAGCATCTTTTTGGACCGAAGTGACCTTTTTTTGCACCTCAATCATTCTTTGATAGATATTTTTGGATGTAGCTTTTTCAGCCATTTGAAACCTCCCGCGTTTTCGATTGCACCCGAGAGTTTGATATTCTTTTTTTTTTTGGAAGTCAAAGATTGAAATGATTGGGTGCTTGCCCAGTCAAGTTTCCTCGGCCTGGGCTCGCGGGTCAAATTCAAGTACTGTTATATATTTTTATTTATAGTGAACAAGTACTTTTTTTTGAAATGTTTTCAAATTCAATTGCATCAATAGTGCTGATCTTTTGACCAATAACTTGCTTTTTCCAATTTTTTTTTGGAGGCCATTCAATTCCAATTATTTGAAATTGTCTCTTTGTCCAACCTCCATTTTTTGTCTTATTCTTATCTAAAAAATTGTTATCAATTTGAATTTGCATGAATTTGACCCTTTTTGATGAAGTAATCCCATAGAGGTCAGTGCTTGATGCACTTCTTTTCCTCTTGGATCTTGAAACTACTGCCAAGACCACGTCCGCGTAGGGCTCCCCAGTGTATGCTGTTCCTCTGTATGGCTACAGACTTAAGGCCCCAGTTTGTACATTGCTTGCAAGGCGAAGGTTTTAAATTTGACCCCCCTTAGACGTTAGCAACCCAGGTCAATTTGGCTGGGATAGCATGTCCAAGTATTGCTCCCCCAGTGGGCTTGACCCAAACCCCTCACTTGGACTCATGTGAAACTACATTGTATTTTTTCCAAGTTTCAACAAAAATTAACAAATGTATCAAATTAGCTTGACGCTTCATTCACTCCCCGACTCCCTAAACAAAGCCCTCCGTGGCCATCGTGCTAAGTATTTCAGCAAAAATAAGAAATGGGATTTTTTGATTGCTGGCATATGTAGGGGGAAACTCCCCCCAAAGCCCCTTGAAAAAGCGCGTATTCGGATCGTGAGGCACTTTTGGAGGACTCTCGACTACGATGGGCTTGTCGGGTCAATGAAACCAATTGTAGATGCTCTAGTGAGTGCTGGGGTGATTGCAGACGACAATTGGGACGTGACTGGTCAATGGGACGTGACGCAAGTATTCAGAAAAAAGAATCTTGGGCCATTGTTGACAGTCGAAATCACCGAAGCTATTTAGATCGGGCCTTAAGCAAGTATCTAGGTCTTAGAGTTGATAACTTGTTTATAGTAGGTCCTTTAGCGTGCGGCTCTAGGGCCTGTTTTTGCTTGAAACCTGCTTGCATTGGTCCCCTCGGTCTTTTCGGTCTATGAAATTAACGAGCGATGCGGGCAGTTTTGAGACAAAAACGAAAGCGCGACAGCCCTGAAGCGGACTTATTTCAAAGCCTTGGTTTTCTGAATAATATTCTTTCGAGCAGCATTAGACTCACGTAAAACAGACCAATAGCGAGCGCCGCCTTTTCGTTTTGTGCCTATCATCCTATCGCGTGCCACCCACAAATTTAAGATCCTGACAGAACATCTAATGTTAGTCTCTGGATCATGTAGCTGCTCTGGTATCTCTAATCGACAGCCGTAGTATTGGGAGCTTTGCAGGCTCAATTGCAATAAGCCTCTGGAGATCACTAGACCGCCGTCTAGAGCGTGGCCGCCAAGCATACAGTAGCCACGACCTTGCACGTATCTGCATCTGTCATATTTACACTTGGACGCGCACTCGTAGTATTTTGTTGCTGGATTAAAGCCGGACTCATAACGCGCCATGCTTGAAATAAGCATCATGTAAAAAGCTTTTCGCGATGCAGCTGTGTTTTTTAAGCCATAGGTAGCAGAGTCTTTTGGATGAACAAGCAAAAGGTCTTTGCCAAGCTCATCAATGGCTTTCGACAGTAGCGCTGTATATTCGCTCTGTGGCCAATCGACTCGATAAGCCTCCCCTGATGATAGGGGAGCTATTGGCTTTGAAAAAGAGACCGCTTTAAAGCTGAATAACATCATAAAAATAAGTATTGTCCTCATAGCACTAGCTCCGATCTGCTTTATTTAACGAGAAAAACTTTGGGCAAATTCTTTTGATGTCCCCAGCCTTTTCATAGACCGCAAGATCGATATTGATGAGCTCGATCCATTTGTCAGACCAAGCTTTTCGCTCCTCTTTTGACTCCCATGAAAGCGAAATCCTCCCCTCAGGTTTTTCGATTGCGGGGGGAGTAGGCTCAGGATTAGGCAATGAAACAGGCTTTTTTGAAAAGCCAGCAATTATAAGTGCAGAAAAGAAAAGCAAAAAATATTTCATATTCCCCCCTTTAAAATGGGATTAAAAATCCAAAAAGTTTCATGCTGGCACTTGATTTGATCTTTGGAAAGCCTTGCATTGACCTAGAGGTGAAAAAAACACCATTCCCCTCACGAGTTATCTTGCCAGAATTGTCAGCCCCCGAGGTGTTTCCCCCTACGCATTTCATCGTTGTTGGATCAGCCCCAAGCAACACCTCGGTATGGCCAGCCTGAGAGCTCCCATGTCTCCAAATAGGAATTGCACCTGGCAGTGGATGAACTTTGACTTTATTTTCAGCTTTGGTCTTTGACCATACTGTCAGACAATGGCCTGAGGATGGGAGGGGAGACAATTTCCCAGTTTTAACCTCAGCATAGGCAATACAAGATTGCACAAAATACATACACCATGCATATCCCTTTGACCCCCCTGAGGTTTTTTGCATTAACTCAACCATTTCGCCGTCGTTGTTGCCTGTCTTTTCTTTAATACCAACGCAAGCTTTTGCGGCCTCAACCATTAGAGTCCTTGCGTCTTTGGTTTTGATTGCATGTTGAGCAAGCCCATTCTCGGCAAGCTTTTTGTCGAAAAACTCGACTAATTCAGGTCTGATTTTACGCATTTTTCCCCTAATTGGTTTTCATAACGGCACCCGCCGCATTGTCTAGTGCTTTGATTAGATCATCGATTGAATTGACGTGGACATCACAATTTGCCCCAGCACGGCGGCAAGCTTTCAGCCAGTCTTTTTTGATTTCAGTCCAAGATTGAGCGTCGATCATGAGCATTTTTGGTCTTTTTTCAGCCCATTCCTTTGCCCCAATGAGCTCATGTTTTTGAGATACAGTCCACATGCAAGCCCCCTCAGGTCCATCAAGGAATGGTATTTCAGCACAAATGCGAGCATTTGTGATTGGACTCCCAGCGCATGCGCTAAGACTTAGGACCATTGCCGACAGGGACAATCTTTGCCAAAATTTCGATATATTGTTTTCTGATTTCATTTTTCTGAGTCTCATCATAGATTTTTGCGGTTGCTTTTTTGTAGGCCTCAGATGCCGCTTTTTCAAACTCAGGTATCTTTTTGCCCTCTCTGTAGGCATCAATTGAAACATCAATGAGGAAAGTGCCGTCCTCAATTAAGAGACCAACAACCCCCCTCAAAATTGGAGACAACAAATTGGCCGCTGGGCCAACAATACCAAACTTAGCCAGGAGCAAATTCACCCCCAGCCGAGTTGTGAAAGCGTCTTGGTATCCGTTTGAGAATACTCTCGCAAGGAAACCGGCAAAGCCAGTGGCTTCTTTCATCAGCCGGGTTGCCCATCGATCTTGTCGATCGCACCCATTGCCAAAGGTTTGACAATTTGGATTGCTTGGACGCCGATTGCTTTCACAAAAGCATTCTCATGAATAAGGCAAGATGCCTCAGCCCATTCAAATACTTCATTAGCAACGACCTCAGCTAATCCCTCAACGGCAACAAGTCCTTTTGCTTTCAGACGTGCCTCAAGATCCTTTAGATCAAAAGCTTTTTCCATTTTTCCCCCTTAATGTTGTGTTAAGTCCTCGAGTCTCGTTAATCGATGCTCGATGTCTTTGAACCTATTCTCCCCATCTGCAAAGCTTTTGGCAATCGTGAGGTTTAGTTTAGAAACTTCATTTTTGAGACCCCTGACCTCAATCCAAATGAAAACAAAAATTGCCGTGTATGCTGCAAATTTTGTCAAGTCACCCTCACTCAGAGCCTTGAACATTTCAGCTGAAAGAATTGCATCCACTCAATGCCCCCTTATTGATAGTACTCTTCGACAACAATATATCCTAATCCCCCAAGTCCTCCGGCAAAACCATTAGATCCAGCACTCCCTGCTGTACCAGAAGCGCCTATAGAATATGAATAACTTCCACTTGGGTTGTTAATCAAAGCCTCGATATAACCGCCACCGCCGCCGCCGGATCCAGTGTTGTTATTTGTAGCTGTGTTTTGACCGCCGCCGCCGCCGCCGGATCCTGAGTTAGTTATTGCAGCGTTGCCACCTACCCCTTGGGCACCGCCGCCACCGCCGCCGCCAAAAAAAGAGTTGCCGCCATCTGAGCCTTTTACTGCAGCACCACTACTTGCGTTTCCAGAATTGCCGCCGCCGGATCCACCTGCCAAAGCAAAAAGTCGTATTGCAGGACTATTTATAACAACCGTACCACCTAACCCTGGGTTACCAGTTGATGCGTTGCCACCGCCGCCGCCATTGCAAGTTAAAAGGGACGTACCAAAAGTTGTTTGACCTCCTGTACCGCCGCTTGTTTGACCTCCTGTACCAGATCCCGCACCGCCGCCACCGCCGCCAACCATTCTTATCCTTATATATTTGACACCGGCTGGCGTCGTATATGTTCCTGATCCAGATGTTAATCTTTGAACCGTGGGGGGGGTGAAGTTTGTCTTTGCATCAGTCACAGCCCCTGCTGCAATCTTTCCAGTTGTTACTGCTAGCTCCTGAAGCATTGCAGTTGAAATTGAAAGAGCTGAAAGTACATATGTTTTAATCTGAGATGCTGTCACTCTATAGGTCTGAATGCCGTCGTCACCTGGCAAATTCAAATCATCCGTGACTGAGTCTCTTAGCTGTAGGTCTGTTATTTTTTTTGTTGCCATCCTTGTCCTCCCCTATGATCCAATGGTCAGCGTGATTTCAGTATAGATGCCCGCTGGCACCATTTCAAAAAGCATTTGTTCTAGTTCATATTGCGACTCGAGACCCTTAATTGCCTGAAAAACAATCGTGTCGTCCTCATCGTCAATGATCGTGTCGAATTGATATTCGTTTTCAACAATGATCCTTGCAATAAAATCATATAAGGCTGTCCCAGCCGCAACAATATCAATGTTTAGTTTGCCAGGAGCGGGCACGGTGAAAGTGACATCAACGTCCTCCCCAAAAATGTTTCTGAATACAGTCAAATAAGACTCGAAGCTCCCAGCTAAAAGAAAAGAGTCAAAGATCGTTGCAAATGATTCCCTAAATATTTCACGAGGTATTGCATTTGCCAAAGGGGATCGGCCTGTATCATAGAGGAGCTCACCCAAGACAAAAGACGCGTAGGCCCCATCAAAGAATTGATCAAGTTGGGCTGACAAATTTGTCGCAATTGGATTTCCAGCCGCAAAAAACTTGAGCTCCTGATCGTCACCTTTGAAATATTGTTGTCCCATTCTATGCCTCCACTAATTCAACACGCTCAAGAGCAACCTCGAAAAGATCATCATATTCGGCATCAAAAACCGCTGAGCTATAACTTGCCCCAGGCTCCACGTCGTCGTTGATCACGTCTGTCGTATATTCCAAAAGGACCTGAGAGGCCCACGGAGCATCAACAACGGTGAAATATCTCTGAGGCTCGAAATTGCGTCCAAGCCTGTATTTTGCTGCAATGTTTTCCAAAAGCTTTGACTTGGTATCGTCTGGATTTCCGATCACGACTTGGTTGTTTTCTGAAAGCGTGATTGTCATTTTCAAACCGACCTGAATTCTGTTCGGTAGGTTATATTTGAAATCAAATGATTGCCCATTTGAAAGGACAATTGACTCAGACTCAGTGCCTTGAGTGACGGCACCGGCAACGGTGATTTCCGAAAGTAGGGTGCAAATGGCCTCTTTTGTTGTGGCATATTCTGCATTGTCGCCCCCCCCTGAAAGTGTAGCACCTGAAACAGTGGCACCGACATTCGTGTCGTTGTCCGTGTAGGCAAGAGCAATTGAATTGCCAGCCGTGCCCCCAGCAATGGCCATGATTTCAACCTTGGCACCTACCGCGCGGGCCTTAACAAGTGCCCCAGCGGTCGCATGAGCATTGATTTGTGCCGCCAAACTCGTTGCCGTGGCTGAATTTGATGTCGCTGCTTGGAATGTCCCAGCCCCAGGAGTCGCGGCCCCAGTCTGAGCCGTGAAAACCGTGGCACCTACTGTGATCGAGTCGTCTGTCCCTGAAACTAAATTTGCATAATTTGTGATCGTCACTAGACCTCTGGCATGGATACCGTCGTCCGCGTCAACGCATACATGGATCTTGCCAGCATCGGCCTCAAGCATTGGTTTCACGCTTGCAATGTATCCCTCAACCCCAAGCTTTTCGACGACCCCAGGACTTGTCACGACAGGTCTTGAAATTCGCTCATTCATCAATGTGATGTATTGCTGCAATTTCAAAAATATTTCAGAGGTTTTGACCTCATTCTCTTGTAGCCTTTGAGCCAGCGCATAGAAATACTTATAGAAATTTGTCCCAACGAAAGTCTCATAAGTGTATGAGGTGCCGAATTGGGTGTTGATTTCATTCATTATCGAAATCATGATCGTTTCGATTGTTGCGGGGGTGTAGCCCGCCTCTTGTGAGAATGGCATTTGTTACCTCGCTACCAAACCAGTGGATGTTTCCTCTGGGCTCAAGTTGAAATTGTACTGACTAAACAACGCCTCAACGGTTTCAACGACCGATGAAACATTGATCCCCCTATTTGCTAAGACCTCAATCAAATAAGATTTGAAACTCTCATTTTGAAACTTGAAGTCCTCGCTCAAAAAGTACTTAAGATCGATACCAAGGTCTTTGGCATATTCTAAAGCCCCTAATTGGACTGAAAGGATATTTGCCGCTTTCATGGTCTGGGTGTCTAGGACGCCCATGTCTGTCCCTGTTTCAGCACTCACAATGTCGATCATTTCAGGGCTCCTTTCAGTGTATCCAATTCAGCCTTGATTGAATTCAGTGTAGCAACATCCGTGGCCAATGTGGGAGGGGGAGCCGTCGTTGGTCCAGTCATGCCAGCACCTATTGAGGTCAGTGTCGTTGCAATTTGACCAACCGCCGCCGAAAGCTTTTCGATTGTTGTTTTCAAGTCACTCACCGACAAAGTCAGATAGTACGCTTTGCCATTTTGAATGATCAAAAGCCCATCACTTGCCTGTTTCCCTTCACTTAAGACCTGAGCCTCAGTGATCGTTGCCCCTTCACAAGTGACAATCCCAGCCGCCGAACACGTTGCATCTAAAATCTTAGACATATTCAACCCCCGAGTAAAGCCAGCTTGCACGAGTGTTGAGATACCAGGCCGCATAGTCCTTCACGCGCCCCTCATCCGTAAGGGAGCCTGGCAATATTAGTCCAGGCGAAACGAAATAGTTTCCCGCAAGCTTCACCTTGGTTTTTGCAATGATTGTGGCAATTGGGACAACAAGGTCCAATGTGAAATCATACACTAGACCATTGGCCTCAAATACCTCCCAAGGCTTTCCCTCAAAGGTTTTGATTGCTATAGCCCCCCCAACAAGAGGTTTTCCAATTAAGGAATAGTCAGGCGCGTTTTGGAGTGTCTCAAATGTATAGTAGTCCTCACGAGGAGCAAGGCTCAGACCTGTCAGGCTCATGAAATCAGATATTTCACCGACTTTGCTTTCACGAAATATGAAAAAGCCATGCTTGCACTGAATTCTCAAGACTCCTCCTCAAGGGGGAGACCCAAAAAGACATCATTTGCCTGATCGATATAAACAGCGTGATCCTCAAACTCGAAAGGATTTTTTTCCCCAAGGTTGAGCATGAGCATGATACCCTCATAAGTGATCGAGACACCATTTCCTTTTGTTGCAAGGATTGTCTTTTCACCGACCCCATCAAAATCTAAAATGTACTCAACGGACACAAGTCCAAGAGCCTCAAAGTCTGTCAGGTTGAATATTTTAAACCAGTTATATTGCATATATTAGCCTCCTGGTAGGGTGCCGATAACACCTGGCACTGACGGTATTCCCGCCGCTTTTTGAGGTTGTTTTTGGCCCCTAGACAATTCAATTTTGATTGTCAGGAGCTCATTGGATGCATTTTGATTGACCGAATATGAATGAAGCACACCTCGAAAAACAGTCGTTGCACCATGCAAATAGGTGATTGCGTATTCTTTTGAGGTCACTTTTTCATAGAGCAAATCAATCATTGCTGACAAAAGAGTCAGACCAAGTGAATTCTTTTTCGCTACCAAGTTAATTGAAACTACCGACCCAATGGCCTTTTGATTGACCTCAGGGGTTGACCCATCTGAAAGGCTCTCTGTCTCGGTCTCAATATCCACATTTTTGTCCTCCGAATCGATATAGATACCAGTGAGAGTTTCACTCAAATAAATTGGGATGGGGGGTTGAGCAATCACAGTAGGGATTTGGGAAATCACTGGGATTTTTGAAATGAAGTCTCCAAAGCCAGTATCAGCAAGCTTTGAAAACTGAAATATGATAACAGGATCAATTCCTCCCAGCATGCTATTCCTCCTTGCCGCCAAACCAGCCTTTGACTCCCCTGACAATTGGGGACTTCATGAGCCTGTCAATTGCAGCGGATACTTTGTCAACGAATGGTGTTAATTTGTTGATGAGGTTTCCAAGTAGTCCAATGCCATTCTCGACCAACATCATGATTTTGTCCACGCTTGTCGATATGGCTTGCAAGTCTTGATATGATCTAATGCGGGCATTCTCACGCTCAAGAGCGACCCTTTCGGCCTTGTCCCTTGCCCTGATCATTCCCTCATTGATAACCCCTCCCTTTGTCAGGAGGTCTTTGAATTCACGGCCCGCGCCCAATGCGTCCTGTAGGTCAGCAAGAGCCGCCGTCCCCTCAATTGACTTAGTAGCCTTAGCCGATGTCACCTTGTCAATGCCGGTGATCTTAGCAAGCTTTGCAAAGCCAGCCTCACCTTGCTGTAGGAAATCAGCCATCTTGAGGATTTGTTTTTCCCCAAATACTTGTTGTTGAATGAGGACTTGTTGGTTTCGATCCATTTTTTGCAATTGATTGATGAAACTGAAAAAGGCCTCAGCCGTGTCCTCTTGGGAAATGTAGTTTTTGACAGCACTATTTGCTGGGTTGTTGGGGTCTATTTTTGCTTGAGCGACAGCCCCTTGAAACTTGTTGATCAGGGTGAAAAGGTTGTCCTGATCAAGGCCGGTTGCCTTTGCAAGCGTCACGAGTTTTGAAAGCTTGCCTGTAGTCGTATTGAATTGAGCGGCATTTGTGGCCAAGTCGTCGGATGTCTTAAGTGTCCGATCAATAGCCTCTTGCACTTCTTTGAGGGGATTCAAAAGCTTGTCGATTAGACCCAAAGCAATACCCGCGATGCCTCCCCCTTTGAGTACATTCGTGAGACCTTTTCCAAAGCTTTTTGCAAGCCTTGTGAAACGACCTTGCAAGGCCTTTTCCATTGACTGCAAATCTTTGTTATCAAGTTTTGGGATGATTTTTAAAACTTCACTAAACACGCAAAACCCCCTGAGAAGGATACAGTGCATCATAAAAGGCCATGTTGATAGCATCTTTTAAGAGCATGTCAGGATGTTTTGCTAAGACTCCCCTAATATCAACTGACCAATTTCCTAGTTTTTTTTTTCAGCCGATGTCAAAAAATTGATTTCCATTGCTGCAATTTCCTGGACTACGGCATCCAAAATTTCAATGAATTCCTTAGGCGAAAGCTTGGCCGTGTTTTCCTGAGTGAAAGGCACTCCATTGGTATCCGCTGCAAATTTCATCAAAGAATTGATTTCATCACGCTCAAGAGTCACTACCAAGACAGCCTCACGGACGATCTTTTTTCGATCGGCGACAGGCATTTCCTCAATCATTGAAAGGAATTCCTCAAGACTTTTTCCCATGTACGTGGGGAGCATCTTAAGTCCGATCAAAAGCTTGATGTATGATTGCAAGGCCCAATATGAGTCAAGGCCTCTAATGGGCAAAACCTTCATCATGATTTGTGGACCTCAGATGAATCGAATGTTTCAAACTCAAGGCTCACATTCATGCTTTCGGCTGTCTCGTCGAGAGTCAATTGCTGAGGCTTATTTGAAAGCACGGCATTTTTAGCCATCTTTGATGAGCCATCTGTCCGATCAATGCAATAACACTCAAGTCGTGTCTGGTCTTCATAGGCACTGTCGAGCACCGATTTCAAGGCCGCGCTCATGTTAAGAATTGGAATGGTCCAACGCTTTGGATCTTTTAAGCCATCCTTGTAGGCAAGACCAACGCGGTTTTTCGCATTCGCTCCCCTTGTGAGTCTGTTTCGCTCGGGGTCCTCGATTTGCAATTCAGCAACGTGCTCGAATTCGTAATCAACGCCGCCGATTTTGACACCAAAGTCGCAATTGTAGAGTTTGAAAATCATTTGTCAGCCCCCCTTATAAAGTCTGTCTAATTTCGCCGAAGATCCTCCAAAGGGCTTTCGGCTCAGATACGTTGATATAACCGCTTGCGATGAAATTCTCTTGCTCAAGTTTGACCTCGATCACACCGGCCTCAATCCATTGCTTTTCGATGTAGCTTTCGACAACCTTTTGGAGCTCATCCTCAAGTAGTGCCGCCGATTTTTTCGTGTAGTTTGGTTGATTGCCTGAAATGTAGCTGAGAGCCTTTGATTGCAAGTCGATTTCAAGGTTGCGAATGATGTACGGTGCAACAATAGCTTTGCCGCCGCAAGCAAATAGAGCAAGACGCTCAGAGAATTCAGAGTCGGAAATCACAAAGCTGATCTTGTCGTCAAAGAGCGCATTGGCTGAGCCAAGAGTCGCCACGTCGTCGGCAAAAGGCATTGTGATGTATTGTTGATTGAGCCAGCTAAGAGCATTCGACAACATTTTTCCGAAAGCAAAAAACATGTTTTTTGCTTTGTTGGTTGTTGTTGTATGGAATGCCGCTCGGTTTTCAATTGCAGCTTGATCAGCAAGGAAAGTATCGTCGTCGGATGATACTCCGATAACACCTTTGAAAGCCCCAGCAAAAAGCCCAGCACCGCCTGAGAGTTTCCCCCCAACAAGGCCAGCAAGCGTAGCACCGACATTCGTGTCGTTGTCCGTGTAGGCAACCGCGATGTCGTTTCCGGCCCATCCTGATTCGATTGCTGTGATTGTGACTACAGCCCCAACCGCTACAGCCTCAACCAATTCACTTGCCGTGGCATGAGCATTGATTTGTGCCGCAAGGCTTGCCGCCGCCGTTGCATTGTCGGTTGCCGCTTGAAATGTGGCATCCCCTGGGGTTGCCGCTCCCGCTTGAGCAACAAAGCTGACACCCGCTACAGCGACAACATCGTCGTCGCCTGAGACAAGTGCCGAATAGTCGGTGATCGTGACAGTGCCATCCGCTTGAGCGACAGTGATGTCCTCATCGGCAAAGTCAGATGAAATTAGTAGAGTGAAAAAATCAGACTCGTGCCCCTCAAGAGCCGCCTCAAGATCGAGGTCGTCCATTGGTAGGATGTAGACTCTATTCATTCCCGCATTGAATAGTTGTTGAGCCTCAGCGTTGTCAGTCAAAGCCGCAACCTGGGCCATCGAAGTGCAAAGAGTAATCACTCCTGTTTGAACCCCTCCCTTCGGGCTCACAACAACACAAGCCTGTTTCAAAAAGGCTGTACTTGCGGCGGGGGTCGGGTTGATTGCGGTTATCGGGAAAAAATAATCTAAAAGAATATTCATGGTTTCACTCCTCGCTGAATTCTATACTTGTTATGCTACCCGTTTCAGGATCATATTGGCCATCAAAAAAGTAAATGAAGGAAAAACCGCGCTGGACCTTGTCCCTGTATCGGCGGGAATTAACCTCAAAATCCAAAAAGAAAAGATCCTTTGTGTCCTCTAGGTCAGCCTCGGCAATCTTTTTCGAGAAAAACCCAAATGGGAGTTTTCCAGACGTGCTGAAAAGGACCACATTTCCCGAAACCATAGCTTTGACTCGACCGTCTTTGATTGCATTTCGGGCACTTTCAACCTCAACGAAAAGGCACTCTTGCTCACCGCTTTCGCCTGGCTCATCATAGGTGACTTTTTTCACCCCAAAAATCTTTTGAAATTTGTCTGAGAGTAGTTTTTCAAACACGTTTCACCCTCGCTTTAATTGCTTTAAACATTTGTCCAGTGTCGAAAAGGTGACGATCAAACCCCTTGTCGTCCGCTGTATTGGCACTATTGCCCCCATACTCTTGTTGCAAGATTGGATTTCGGACAATTGCTTGCAACAAATTCTCAACCCGCTTGATGCTAATGCCTGGCTTTTTCGTGACAAGCTGCAAAAAGTATCTTGTGAATTTCATGATTTGAGAGTTTTGCTCTTGGAAAGGCCTTAACAAAAGATTGATGTTTAGACGTTTCATGTTTTCAACAAGGATTTCCCCTGTCGTCAAAGGGCCTTGCTCTCTTGATGTCCTACGGATTGGGCCCCCAGCATACGACCTTAAGTCGGGCTGATCGAATCGACCTTGGACAATTGGATCACGGTGAGGCTTGTCCTCAAGGACACCGACCTCAAACTCATAGCTACCTATTCGGTGCTGTAGTTTCCTTGACCATGATTTGCCGAGCTCTACTTTCATTCGAGTACACTCCCCAGATAGATTGTAGACTTGCCAACACTTTGAGCAACAACATCTGTCCCCTTTGCTTTGAAAAGAGCGACAAGCCTGTCGTGCAATACGCTGATCGACTCACGATCAATGAGGATCTTTGCCAATTCATCGTATGACGCTTGATTGTAGACATTGATCTCAAGACTCAAAAAATTGATTGAGTCGTATTCCTCATCTGTGAGGGTTGTGGCCCCTATGAATTGCAAAATGCCATTGAGCCAGTTTCGCATGTTTCCCCCAAAATAAAAAAGCCCTGGTCAGGAGTGACCTCCAAAACCAGGGCAACCCCTTGTTGTTCTAATTCAAAACCCTCAGCCTTAGCCGAAAGTATGAGGCTTGCGGATGATACCCTTGTATGCAAGGACCTCAACCATTGCTGAGCCCATTAGGAAGTTATGCCAAACCTCCATGTTTCGAGCGTCAACGCCTTGGTCAGCAAGCTTTGGCAAAGTCGTGTAGTGCAATTTGATTTGATCCAAGTTAAGGATCATATATCCATTTGCACCGCTTGGAGTGACTTCGCTTGGCAATTCTGCAATAGAGTAGTTTCCTCCGATTGCTTGCAACAAGCTTGATCGGAAATTGACACCGTTTTCATACATACCACAAAGCTTTTGGAGCATTGTCGATCCGTAGAATACGATCACTTTTCGGCCCGCAACCGCATCGGCAAGGATCTTTTCAGATACTACAGACGCATGAAGTGCTGGCAAGTGCCCGCCGGTTGATGCCAATGCACTTGAGCTCTCAAGCAAGTAGTTCGCGTCACCTGACCAATATAGGCCATTGTTGACAACGTCTGAGTCGCTTGTACCCTCACCCAACAAAATCAAGTCGTCCATTAACTTTTGGTTTTCATCCAAAACTTGTCTGACAACGTCCTCATTTTGGTTGCGATCTTGCAACGTCGATTGAACGAATTGAGACGCAAGGAAATATTTTTTGAATATTTTTTGCTTCTCAACAACGCTGATTTGATGCATGTGAGTGTCTTTTGGATTGTAGTGCTGATTTCGGATGTTTCCGACAGCCTCAAGACGCTTGAAATTGATTTTACCTACCTGTTCAGGATAGGACTGACTTTTTCCAAGCAATACCGGATAGAATGGTTGATACGTTGGAACGTAGTCAGCCATGATTTCATCTGTAGTCCTTAGAACGATCTTGTTGGTAGACATGGTCAAACTCCTTTGTCTTTGCTAAATTTACTAAACTTTGGATGACTTTCATAGTCACCTGAATTCATAACTTGATCAACCTCTTTTGAGGACTCCTGGACTGTCCCAGGCTCCTCAGGTATGATTGCAACCTTTTTTTCAGCATCCTCATTCGAGGGCTTTTGAGGTTTCCTTTTTGCCATCTTAGAGGCCCCCTTGCATATCAACTACGCAAGCGGCGCATTCAGTGCCGTCCTCTTTGATGCCTGTTTTTGGCCCATCAACATACATTGCATCGGACACCGTACTGAAACCGCTCATCGCAATGTCAGCTTTGCCAGTAGTTCGATTGATGTACATTTTCGCACCCTTCACAATATAGGCAATGTCGTCAACATCGTCTGAGCCGCCTGTCAATTTGCCATCGTCAAGCCCGCTAAGAACAATCCCAGCCGACCCATGCAAATTGTTGTAAACGACAGCAACATCGTGTCCAGTCCCAACACCCTCAACAATAGCATGCAAGGTCACTACAGCCGCGCTTGCGACAGCATAGACAGCGGCCCCAGCGGTCGCATGAGCATTGATTTGGGTTGCGATACTTGTCGCGGTGGCATCGTTGCTAGATGCCGACTGAAATGTAGCATCCCCAGGAGTGACCGCCGAAGCTTGAGCCGTGAATGTCGTTGCACCGACCTGTAGAGTATCGGCACCGCCTGAAATCAAATTTTGATAATTCGTGATCGTCACTACAGCGGTTGCACGTTTCAAATGCGCTTGAACTGGGACTTTGATTCCTGTTCTAAGAACATCTGTTTTTTTCGTGTCTGAAAGTGACTTTCCTTGTGAGACTCCCATTCTCATGCCAGCCGATGCAAGCAATGAAGGTAGGCCAGTGCTGGCCATGCTCACGCAAAGCCCAGCGGGAAAACTCGCTGGGTCTACATTGAAAGCCTCAACATCCTTGACTGAGCTCATTGAGCCCGCAAGGACTACTTTGCTTGCATCTTGGGACATTATAAGCCTCCAGGGAAATCAATCAAAGCTGCACCGTCTGAAATCACGGCACCGGCCTCATCATAAGCTGTCAAAGTGCTCGTTCTATAGAACGCATTAACCGCCGTGCCTGAGGCAACCGCTTTCCCAGTGGTTGTTGAAATTTGGACTTGAGCCCCTACTGTCGGGGTGAAACCATTTGCCAAAAGAATTGGTACTTGAGCCCCACGTCTGACAAAGGTTGTCCGTTTTGTGTCTGAAAGTGATGCTCCTAAGGAAATCCCAATTTTTGAGCCATCCGCTGCAGCAAGAGAGACAGTGCCATCACTTTTCAAGTGACCGCAAAGGCCAGCAAGGAATGTTGCGGGATCAGCCGCAAAATTGTCTGACTCAATGATATTGGATTTATGAGAGCCCATGTGGATTGTTGTTGCACTATGCATCTTTTTCCCCCAGGTAATGCTTTTTTGATAACTTCATCATTCGATCAGCCAATTGCTTTTCAGCATCCGATTGATCACTACCGTTTTGATGTACCTGTTTCGCTTTTTCAATTTTTCTGAGCGTTTCCAAAGTCGGCTCAAAAATCATCGAATAGATACTTTCAATTCGGTCTTGTTTCCCATTTTTGGTTAATTTGAGGAATTCATCAAGCTCAATTTTTTGGGACGCTGTCAAAAGGTCGTGGTTGGCCTGGACCGCAAAGAATTCTGACACTACTCCAACCTTAATTGCGTTGGCCTTTTCGATAGCATTTCCGTAGTTCTCTTTTTCAGCCTGGGCAAATATTCCCTCAATGTTTTTTGGGAGGAGCGAGGCATTTAATTTCAAAAAATCTTTGCTTGCTACATTGAAGTTGATTGCACCCTCAAGACCCTTTTCATATTTGGATCTTTTGTCAGCCTCCTCACGCTCCCGACGCGCTTTGTCGGCAAGTGATGGGTCCTCTGGGGGAGCCGGAGGCTTTCCTCCCTTTTCGAGGGCCTCGAGTCTTTTCATCAAGTCAGCATTTTGTTGTTTTAATGCCGCAAGATCATCATTCGGCTGAGGTGCCGGAGGATTTGGGTTTGGGTTTGGATCTGACATCGTATAACTCCTTCTATTATTAGCTCAAATCGAGCTCGGTTTCGTCTGTTATGATTTCGACTCCGCATTTGCATCCATATTCGTCGCCTGGCTCAACGCCGTCAATGCCCTCGCCTATGGTATACACTTTGCCGTAGTTCTTTTGGTGCTCAGGTCTAGGGTCCTCAGCATCGGATGGTAGCCATCGGCCTTTTTGCCCGCGATACTTTGTTTTGATGCCCTCATGTATTTGAAACACGACCTCATTTTGCACCCTTTGGATCAATTGTTTTGGGTCAGCCATGATTTCATCTTTGAGCTCACCCGCATCTGATCCTGTCAATTTTTTGACTCTGTTCTTATAACCTTTGAGAGTTTTCAATGCTACATTCGCAACAGACTTTTTGTCGATAGGGAATTCATCATTTCCAAGCGTCGAAAGGACGGCTCTTTTCAAAGAAAAACGACTCGAGACCATTCGCTCAATCTTTTTCTTTGATGCAATCTTTTTGAGCATATTTGTTGGATCGAATATGATGCTCAACGCTCCCCCTTTTTCTTAGTCAAATGCCAATGTCCACAAAGATGACAAAGGTATTTCCTTTGATCCCAACGATCAGCCAGCTTGCTTGCCTCGTTTGATTTCAGCTTTTTTTTTCGGTCGCAAGAGAGATATTCCCAACGTCGATCACGGCCTCGGTTGTCGTCTCTTTTGCGGCCCTCCCATCCCATTGTTATGCCTGAGGAGGGGGAGGTATATTCACTGGCTGAGGATTTGGTTGAGGTGCTGGCTCGTCACCTTTTTCGCTGGCATCTAATCCGAAAGCTTTGTTGACTACGAGAGTTTTGTTTTCACGGCTCAAGTATTCATCGGATGTGATGTCCATTGTCTTAAGTGTTTCAAGTGCTGTCGAAAGCCCCTCAGAGTCCTCAGACTTGAACGTCGTCTTGATCTTGAATATTCCCTCAACTACAGGCTTTGCAACGCTGAAATAGTATGCTTTCAAACCCCTTTCGGTAGCCTTTGAGTCACCCTTTCCCGAGTCTCCAAGTCCTTTTGATTGCTCACCTGTCAAATATGTTGCGGGCATTCCCAAATAGAATGATCTTTTTTGAGCAATGAAATCCATTGTTGAGGTGAGGGCTGTCATGTCTGGCTTTGCCGTTTCAAGGATGTCTTTTGCATCAAGCATCACGTCCTTGCCCTCAGCGAGTCCCTTGGCCAATGCAACCGCCTGGGTTTTGACATCGGCTGAGTCTGTCAAACTGACTGATCCTCTCAAGTCGGTGAGTTTCAACTGAATAGCTTTTGAAATGTTGGACTGTTTCCATAGCCCCCCAATTGCACAATATTCAAGCTGAGAATAGAATTTCACCATGTCTGTCCGAGTGTAGTTTTTGAATGTGATGTAGACCCCAAGCTGGGACTCACCCCTTGCTTTATAGTCCTCACGAATTCTTTGCTCCTCAGTCTGGGTTGCTTTTCTGATCACCTTTGTTGCTCGGTCAAAAATGAGGAATAAATCCTGTTTCAAGACCATAGCTTTTGCGACCAAAGTGACTAAGCCCTCTTGTTTTTCGGAGGCAAGGCAATTGTCCCAAAGTAGGTTTTGAGCCTCAGCAGGAATGCCTTGGGTCCTTTCAAGGGCATCTGTCAAAATCCGCGCATAGATATTCTCAACATCAATCGAGACAAAGTCCCTTTCAGTTATTGGAATTGGAAATATATCAGGGATGTCGGTGCTCGTTGTTGAGCTCCTCGAAGTCCAGTCAAACCATGCCATCTTAAACCTCCGGATCCCAAGCTTTGAGCCCAATTCTTAGGGCCTTTACTGACTCCTCTGATTGCCTTTCGGCCTGTTCTAATTCAGCCGCAATATTTGTCAGACGACGTTTCAACTGAGTGACAGCTTTGACATTCGCATAGTGACTTGTCGCGGCATCTTGCAATTCCTTGGGTGCTTTTTTGAAATCAATTGCGAGTGCTAGTTCTTTTTCCATGTTTCCCCCTTAACGCTTGCCTTTGAGGAGTCCGATCCATTCAAGACAGCGAGCTAATGAGTCGGGGGAGTCGTCAAACTTGGCCCCGTACTCGTATTTAACTACCTGATCAGTGTAGACCTTGTCTGACTCTTTGCTCAAGTGAATCATATGGGCATAGGAGCCAGCCGACATGATCGAGGCATGCTTGTCCGAGTCTGAATGCCTACCAACGACCCCAATGCCAAAAGGGTGCAAAGCTTGTGAAAGCTGGGCAATTGGTTGTTGTCCAAACTTGTTGGTTTCAAAGCAAAGCCTTGTCACTTTTCTGGCCCTTAGTATTGGGACCAATTCATCAAGACAATGATACCAGGCTTTTTTCCATGCATGCCCTTGGACCGCGACGCCGTCCATGTATCCCTTAAGAATTGAAATTGCCGTGTAGTCTCCCCCCTCAGATGGGTCAAGGAAAGCAACCGACTCACCGACAGGGAATTTGTCCACATAACGGATTTTTGAGAATGCCATCGAGCCATCAATCGGCACTCTAAGGTGATAACTCATCTCGATTGAATTTGAGTCAACCCCAGCCGATTTCATGGCATCAAGGTCAGCATCGAGCTCAGCAATTGAGCCCCAAGGCACCTCAAGCTTTTTTAAATTGCCTCTTAATTCAGCATATAGATCGAATTGATGGGCTGGCTGGCCAATGATCACGATGTTTTTGCAAAGCTTGTAGGCCTCATCATACTTTTTTTTGACAAGTGTCCTCATGGCCTCGGATGTATCCTCCTCGGTCACTGGGTCGTCCATAGTTATCCGCTTTGGATGTCGTCCCCTGAATGAGCTCTTGATTGTCAGGACCTCGACAGAGTGATCCTTTCCAACAAGTCCCTTAACCCTGAGGCAAGTCGAGTTTTCTTTGTCTAATTCAACCCCATTTGCTTTCAAAGAATTGGCAATCTCTTGAATGATTGCTGTATTTCGAGCCTTTGATTTTGAAATAATCAGGTTGGTCTCACTTAGATCAGACCCTAAGTAGGTATGATCAAACCAGTCTGAATACACGTCGTATCCTGTCCCAAGGACAGTCATATAGTCAGTTTTTCCGTAGCCCCTTGCCCCTAGCAAAAGTCTTGGCTCCTCCCCATCTGTCCAAAAAGATTTCATTTCAATTTGTTTTGGATATGGTTTCGGATAGCCCGCATTGACGCAATATTGCTCAAATGAAAGCTTTTGAGGTTTTGATTGTGATTGAGGGGGGGGAGGAATTTCAACATCCCTGTCCCTCCATTCATCTGGACGCCTGTTTTTCAGCCAAAAGATTGCAGCGGTGACATCTGGAGGGAAGTGCTTTTGGGTTTTGGCCCTGACAACTATGCCCTCATACAAGAAAAGCTTTTCCTCGGGGTGACTGTATCCTGTAGCCCTACGAAAAAGTGATGATACGACTAGGTCGTCGGCAACGTCCTTGCCCTCTTTTAGGGAGTGCAAAAAATCAGGTTGCGTAGATTTCCAATATTGAATTGTCCTAAGGCTCACCCCAATGGAGGATGCAACCTCTCTGTCGGTTTTTCCGGCACCGTAGAGGGCTGCAATTTTTGCACTTAAGGCTGAATTAAATTTCGTTGGTCTCCCCATAGGTCAAGCATAGCACGGCATGCTACATGAAGTCGTCAATGCAAATTAGAGAAAAAATTGACAACCCAGACAATGGCCATTCCTAAAATAACAATCTGGACCGTTTTGTCGAAATGATCAGGATTGGGGAGCAACATTTTTCTTTTTCCGTTTTGCTCTTTGGATGCCAAGCTGAATGATTGCCTGAATTGGATCAGCGGATTGATAAGACATGTCGGCAAGGATGGAAAGGACCTCTCGGATGTCTCCAATGCGGGCTTGTGATTTGTGGCCCTCTTTTTTTGCTATAAGTGAAGCAAGTTGACTGACTTTCATGAATTCCCCCTACGGTTGAAAAGCACCTATAGGGGAAATTGTTGTAAGATTTTGACAGGATGTCAAATCAGTGGAGGTTTTGGTTGTTTTCACGCCGATAATTCATTAGACGCTCATATAACTTTGTCCAACCCATCCTCAGGGCAATGGTTTCGATCACCGCAAGCTTTTCAGCTTTGTTGTGATCATTGGTCCTATTCATGAGCTCATTTGCGTAGGCCTCAATCACTCCCTTTGCT